ACTGCGAATCTCTCTATAAAGCCGAACGGCTCCCGTTATCGGCACTTGATGCCGCATCCGGCTCCTTGTTGGTGTCGGGATTGCACGAATGTGGCATCTCGTTGCCGGCAGCGTGAACGTTCTGGGTTGCCGATGGATTGGTCACCAGCAGCTCGCCCTTGTGAATGGTGCGGATGGTCATGGATTCCCAATCCCGCAATGCATCGGCGTGCGCGTTTCTGTTCTCGGAAATGCATTGCATCGAGCAAAGGCAACGGAACGCCGGCTGGTTCTTGTCGGCTGTATCACCGTGTCTGCGATAAATGCGGCAAGTTCTGTGGTGTTGCTCGAACGCCTGCTGGCCGGTTCTGCTGTCCTGATTGCCGTTGGAAGGCAAAGCCGAAATCGGCGGATGTGAATCGGCGGAAGAGTGTGAAGCGGCGTGGAGCTCGAGTGGGTGACCGGTTCACGATTCAGGAGATCGGGGATCGTGATGGGTGGCGTTGTCATTTGTGTCGGCGGCGTGTGGATCGCCGCTTGTCGGGCACGTTGCCGAAGGGGCCGACGATCGATCACCTGGTGCCGATTTCGGCGGGCGGGTTGGATGAGCGTGTGAATGTGGCTTTGGCTCATCGTGAATGCAATCTTCGGCGGCGGCATGTCGGGCCGGCGCAGCTGTTGTTGGTGCCCTGATGGCGTCTCGAGCTGACGGCAACGCTGCGAAGCGGATCAAGGTCACGACGCCTGGGCCTTGGGCGAAATGGCCTGAGACGGATCGGGCCGAACGGGCGATCCGCTGGATCGAGGAATATTGCATCTTGCCGAAGGGGCATGGTGCTGGCGAACCGATGCGGCTGGCCGAGTTCCAGAAAGATTGGTTGCGAACGGTCTTGCAGCCTGGGGTTACGTCGGCCTGCATGAGTTTGGGTCGAGGTAACGGTAAAAGCACGTTGTTGGCTGGCGTGGCTTTGTGGGCGTTGATGGATCCTGGGCCTGGTGGCGCTCCCCAGGTGCCGATCGTGGCGACGACGGTGCAGCAGGCGGTCCGGTCGGTGTACGGCGTGGCGCTCGAGATGATCCAGAGCAACGGTGTTCTGGCCGATCGGGTCTCGGTGTTTTCGGCATCGGGGCAGCAGCGGGTGAAATATCCGTTGGTAAAAGGCGAGATGTTCCCGATCTCGAACGACCCAGATGGCTTGCAGGGTCTCGACCCGAGCTTGGCGGTCTGTGACGAGGTGGGCTTCCTGCCCGTCGAGTCCTGGTCGTCACTGTTGCTGGCCTCCGGCAAACGACCGGACAGTCTGGTCGTTGGTATCGGAACGCCCGGGTTCGATAAGAGCAGCGCGTTGTGGCAGATGCGGCAACGATGGAAGTCTGGCGACAAGCTGCCCGGCTTCATCTTCACCGAATATGCCGCTGACGAAAACTGTCGCATTGACGACATGGATCAATGGCACAGGGCCAACCCAGCTCTGGCAGAGGGCTACATGAATGTCACCGCGCTCGAGACCGCCGTGGCGCTCAGCCCGGAGGCGCACTTTCGGATCTTCCGTCTGGCTCAATGGATCGACGGTGTGGAGTCGTGGCTCGGGTCCGACGGGCGTTCTGTCTGGCGCGGGCTTATCGACCCGTGGGGCATGGAGCCGGGCGCGGCGACCTGGGTGGGGATCGACGTGGCGTTGAAGCGCGACAGCACGGCGATCGCCTGGGTGCAGAAGCGAGGCGAAGGCTGGCACGTCAAATGCAAGATCTGGGAGCCGGTCGAGGATGGGCACCTGGACGTGACCGATGCGATGCAGTTCCTGCGCGAGTTGGGCGCCATGTACGACGTGAAATCGATGGCTTACGATCCGAGGTTCTTCGACCTGCCGGCGCAGCAGCTGCTGGACGAGGGGTATCCGATCGTTGAGTTTCCCCAGTCGCTCGAGCGGATGACGCCGGCGGTCGGCCAGACGTTCGAGGCCATCAAACGGGGCGAGATCACCCACGACGGCGACGAGCTGTTCGAGAACCAGGTGTTGAACGCTGTAGCCAAGTTCAACGAACGGGGCTTTACGCTATCTAAGAGCAAGTCCGGTCGAAAGGGCAGAATCGACGCAGCCGTGGCTATGTGCATTGCTATGAGTCAGGCGGCGCAGCCGCAGCAGTCCGTGTCGCTCATCAGTCTGGTGGATCTTTGATCGCTTCTGTTTGTCAGGTTGTCGGGTTGGTTGCCGTGGCAGTCGGGGTGGCTTTGGTGGCGCCTTGGCTGGGTTTGATCGTTGCTGGCGTCGAGCTGGTGGCTGTTGGTGTGGCGCTGGAGTTCAGGAGTTCGGGTGCTCGGGAATCTGTTTGAGCGACGCGCGATCAGGGATCCGAAGTGGTCGGCCTGGGCGCGGGGTGATGACATTTCGATGGCGACTGCTGCGGCGGGCGTCCGGGTCGATGAAATGTCTTCGATGCAGCTGCTGGCTGTCTATTCGTGTGTTCGGGTCATTTCGGATGCGATTTCTAGCCTGCCGCTCGATGTGTTCCGAAAGCGGAACGGCCATCAGGAACCGATCCCGAATCCTTTGTGGGTCGATCAGCCGAACGTCGATACCGACCGCATTGCGTTCATGGTGCAGACGATCGTGTCTTTGCTGCTACGAGGCAACGCCTACTGGATGGTGACTCGTAACCAGGTCGGCAACGTCGTCGAGGTGTGGAACCTTCATCCTGATTGGATTTCGGTTCGGCGTGTCTCCGGCGAAATGTCCACGAAGCAGTACTGGATGATGGGCCGCCCCTTTGAGGGCGAGATTGTTCACATTCCGGCGTTGATGTTCCCTGGAGCGATCGAGGGTGTCGATCCGATCACCGCTGCCCGTGAGGCCATCGGCCTCGGGTTGGCGACCCAGGAGTACGGCTCTCGGTTCTTCTCGCAGGGTGCGATGCCGTCGGGGATCATTCAGGCGCCGGGGATTGTCACGCCCGACCAGGCGCGCGAGCTCGCACAGCAATGGCGGCAGCAGCACGCCGGCGTGTCGAAGAGCAGCCTGCCGGCTGTCCTCACCGGGGGCGCCACCTACCAGCCGATTGCGATCAGCCCTGAGCAGGCCCAGTTCCTGCAGACCCGCCAATACATGGATGCCCAGATCTACAAGCTGTTCGGGTTGACGCATCCGTTCACGCCGACGACCGGGCCGAACCTGACGTATGCGAACGTCGAGCAGCTGGGAACCGACGTGACCCGGTTCACGCTGATGCCTTGGATGACCCGCATCGAGAATGCGATCACGAAGCTCCTGCCTCGGCCTCAGTACGCCAAGTTCAATGCTGATGCGTTCCTCCGAGCCGACCTGAAGACCCGTTACGACTCGTACAAGGTTGGGATCGAGACCGGGTTCCTCGAGGTCAATGAAGCACGCGCCTGGGAAAACCTGCCGGAAATGGCTGACGAGCCGGTCGCCCCGGAAACGCCTGTGGAGGAACAGCCTCGGAGCGTCGAGGTGAAGATCGTTCACGACACGTTGCCTGACGGCATTTCTGAGGTGCGGGCGTGAATCTGCGCCAGGCGCTGATGGGATTCTTCGACAATCCCGAGCTGCGTGTCGGGTTGTTTTCTGCTGGCCGGGAGGTTCGTACCCCTGGGTATGAGCGTCAGCCGTTGCCGCGCCAGAATGGTCTGGTTCGGGGCCGGGTGACGTTCGGCCCGTTCGTGCAGATGACCCGGTTCGATGAGGTGCGGTTGCTTGACGGCGACGTGTCCCTCGAGGTTCTGCAATCATTGTCGGAGGCGTTGCCTCTACCGCCGGGCGCCGAGTTCGCCCATGATCTGGAGATCGACATCAAGTGAGCGCTTCTAACTACTTGGAAAATGCGTTTGCGAACGCTCTTCGGGGCGGCGGCAACGGTTCGAGTTTCACGGCGCCGTCGGCGGTGTACGCCAAGTTGCACACCGGCGATCCGGGCGAGGATGGAACGTCAAACGCTGCAGGCAACACTTCCCGTCAGGCGGTCGAGTTCGGCGCAGCGTCCGGTGGTGTCATCAGCCTGACGAACACGCCGAGCTGGACGAACGTGTCCACCACCGAGACCTACAGCTACGTCAGCCTGTGGGATAACAGCACCGCCGGTAACTGCCTTGGGTCTGGTGCTTTGACTGCCGGTGTTTCGGTGACGGCGGGCGACACGTTCACGCTGACGGCGTTGACGGTCACGCTGACCTGATCGGATAACCGATGGGCATTCTCGCCCGTTTCCCAGGCACGAGCGGCGATTATGCGTCCACTCCCGATGCCGCCGGTTTCTCAGGCCTTTCAGATTTCTCCGTTGTTGCGCTCGTTTCAGCCGACGACTGGACACCTGCTGCCGTTCAACGGCTAGCAAGCCATTGGAACGCCACGGGCAATCAACGCTCATGGATTCTGACGAACACCACAACGAATCTTCTGCAGCTGCAGATCTCGAGCGATGGGACGACGGCCAACACCTACGTCAGCACCGTGGCAGCAGGCTTTACCAACGCCACGATGTATTGGATTGCGGTCACCCGCAAATCTTCCGACGGTGTCATCAAGTTCTATAAGGCCAACTATTCGGCTGGCACATTTACACCACCTGCGATCGGCTCGTTCACTCAGGTTGGGGCAAACGTCACCGGGATTACCGGCGCGTTGCACAACAGCACCTCTGTCCTCGAGATCGGCTCGATCAACGTTGGCACCGCCGGTTTGTGGGATGGCGACGTTCGGCGTGTCACCGTCTACTCAGGGCTGTACGGCTCGGGCACAGAAACCAAAGTTGCCGAGTTCTACCCGACTGACGCAGGCAGCACGACTGTCACATCTTGGACCGGAAGCGCCACCGGAGAAACGTGGACGCTCAACGGCGGCGACGTAACCCTCATCGGGGATACAAACAGCGGATCTGGGGCGGTTTCCGCAGCTGTCGCTGTGGCCGGCACGGGCGCCAAGGTTCGTTCTGGCTCGGCTGCTGTTGCCGCCGATGTGGCGGTGGCCGGCACGGGTCTGCGGACGGCTGTTGGTTCGGCTGCGATTGCTGCCGATGTGGCGGTGGCGGGCACGGGTGTTCGGACTGCTGTGGGCGCCGGGGCGGTCGCTGCCGATGTGGCCGTGTCTGCTACGGGGTTGCGAACGGCGTCGGGTTCTGGGGCGGTTGCTGTTGACCTGGCTGTCTCGGGCACGGGTGTTCGTACCGGTTTCGGGTCTGGTGCTGTGGCCGTCGATGTGGCGGTTGCAGCGACCGGGGCCAGGACGGCGGCGGGTGCTGCTGCTGTCGACGTGGCTGTGGCGGTGTCGGCCACCGGGGCGAAGGAAGGTGCAAAGACTGGTTCTGGCGCTCTCGAGGTCAGCGCCGCTGTAAGCGCCTCTGGCGTTCGTACAGCCGTCGGGGCTGCTGGGGTCGCTGTAGCCGTCCAGATCGCCTCAGAGGGCGTTAGAACGGCTCTGGGGGCCGCTGACGTGGCTGTCGGCGTGGCGGTCGCCGGGCAGGGTGCTGGCACGAAGGCCGCTAGTGGCGCGGTCGCTATCGGGGTGGCTGTCGCCGCCGACGGTGCGCGTGAAGCGGTCGGGCAGGCTGCCGTCGTGGTCAAGGTGGCGATCGACGCCTCCGGCCAGGCCGAACACTTCGGTTCTGGTGCCATCGGCATCAACCTGGACATTTCTGGGGCGTCGCCGTCGCTCACAGCGTCAGGTGTTCCCGAGTATCGGATTGTCAGGCCGCGCCGTCAGGACCTGCAACCGGTCAAGTATCTGACCGAATCGAAGACGGTGCTGCGCCTGTCGGTCATCTACGCGCGCCCGACCGTTCTGCACGCGCCGGTGGCGATCATCGAGCCGTTACCTATCCGAAAGGTGCAGGTTCGGAACGTCGAAACTAGGAGCAGAGTTCTGGTGCGTTCCCAGCATCAGGTTTCTAGGATGCAGAAGGTTTCTCATCCTGCCAGTCTCAAATGGGAAGCAGAGATCCGCCGGCTCGAAGAGCTTGCGATCATCGGCATTCTCGAGGAGTTGATTGATGCGTCCGTCTGAGCGTCGTTACTACAGCACGGAGTTCGAGGCCCGCGCCGTCGGGGCCGAGTTCCGCATCGAAGGTCACGCTGCCGTCTTCAACCGTCTTTCTCAGGATCTTGGCGGTTTCGTGGAGCGAATCGCGCCTGGCGCGTTCACGAAGACGATCAAGGAAGCCGACGTTCGTGCTTTGTTCAACCATGATGCGTCGCTGATTCTGGGTCGCACAAAGGCTGGCACGCTGCGCCTGGCCGAAGATGAGACTGGCCTCCTGTACGACGTGTCGGTTCCCGACACCTCTTACGGGCGAGACCTGATGGTTTCGATCGAGCGCGGTGATGTGAACCAGTCCAGCTTCGGATTCCGAGTCATCGATGACGGTTGGGAGCGCACCGACGACGGGTATCCGCTGCGGACTCTGCGTGAAGTCAGCCTGCAGAATGGTGACGTTTCACCGGTGACCTACCCGGCTTACCCTGACACCGATGTTGCGAGCCGTGCCCTCGAGCACCTGGCTGCGAAGACCGGCGTTGATGCTGAGGCCCTGGTCGATGCGATCCGCTGTGGCCGGCTGCCCGGCGAAGATGCCGAAATCGTCGTGGTCGAAACCCCTGACGAGATCGTCCCTGTCGACCTGAGCAGTTTCCGCATGGAGCTGCTGAAGCGGAAGCACAGCCCGTTCGCATGAGCATCGAAGAGTCGGCTTACCCGGCGTCGGCGCGGCAGATCGCCCAATACGAAGCCCTCGAGGACATTGTCCACGTTCACGGCAAATGGACTCAGGACACCGGTTCTGAGGGTGCCCACTATGTGGCCGAATCACCGTTTGCCGGTGAGGGCCTTATCTGCCAAAACTGCTATTTCTACGAGGGGCCGTTGGCCTGCGAAATCGTTGAGGGCGAGATCGCCCCGGCGGGTGTTTGCAAGTTGTGGATCATCCCGAACGAGTTGATCGAGGGATCTGCCCGGTCGGCTCGGCGGCGGGCGTTGCTGTTGAAGGCTCGGCCTCCGGTCGCGTGAAAGTTTCGGTAGCTCGGGCATGGTTGCAGCTTGCTGCAAAGGCTGAGGTTCGCCAGCCGTATGCGCCGCCTGAGGGTGTGCGCGAGGAAGCGAAGCGGGCGTTGCGATGGATCGAGGACGGCCAGGCCGGCTCTGGGTTCACACCAACGGGCCGACGGCGGGCGCAGCAGCTCGCTGATGGAGAAGCTGTCAGTCTCAGCATCATTCGCCGCATCGCTTCTTATTTGGCCCGCCATGAGGTCGACAAGCAGGGTGAGGGTTGGAGTCCGGGTGAGCCGGGTTATCCGTCGCCGGGCCGGGTGGCGTGGGCAGCGTGGGGTGGCGATCCTGCGGTTTCGTGGACCCGTGGAATCCTTGAGAGTGTGCGCGAGGGCCGCAATCCTTGGCGCATCGTCGTTGGTTACTCGGCGTGTCCTGTGTCTAGGCCGGTCGCTGTGCTCGACATGGAAGGCAACCTCGAAGGATGCCATCCGAGCGAAGCGGACGCCCAGGCGCAGATCGCCGCCTTGTATCTCAACGTCGAAG